ATCTAAAGAAGAGATAAGGTGTCCTATGTGCAACAGACTTCTTGCAAAAAAGATAGGTTGTTCTTGTATAGAAATAAAAAGCAAGACCTGTATTTTTCTGGCAATTGAATACAAAAGTTATTCAATAAGATGTAAGTGCGGTTATGTTATTCACAACTCTTGACAATAAATTAAAAAAAGAGTATTATGGAAATAAGATTATCAATTCAAAAAATTATATTGACACTTGTAAAAGTGCGACTGTTAAACAGCTCAGATATAATCAATTTAAATTAGCTTTGAATTGATGTTCTGAGTTTTTTTTATTATGAAAAACATTATAACAAGATACATAGAAAAAAAGTTTATTGACCCAAAAGTTTCTGTTCTTGAAAAAAAGATAAAGGAACAAGGAGAAGTAATCAATGTTCAACAAGGTTGGTTGGAAAAAGGTAATCAAACCCCAAGTTTCTTTTCTGGTGGAATATTTTCTGGTAAAAAACAAGAAGCTACGAAAAGAAGAGGAATAGATTTTAAAACATTAAGAACCTTTGCTGATAGATATGATGTTGCAAGAGCTTGTATAAACAGAAGAAAAAGACAGGTTAATAAGACTGACTGGTCTGTTGTCCCTGTTGATGGAAACAGAGACAGAAGTGATTATATAAAAGACATTAAAAAGGTAGAAGATTTTTTTCAATCTCCGAGTGGAAGATATAGTCGTTTTAAAGATTTAACCAGTAAGATAGTAGAAGATTTATTAGTTATTGACGGCTCTTCTATCTATAAAGAAAAAGGACAAGAATTAGAAAAGTTAGTTGTGGTAGACGCAACAACAATAAAACTAAATGTGTTATCAGACGGAAGCACACCTGAACCACCAGAAGAGGCTTATGAGCAATGGATTCAAGGAGCGAAAGTAGCAGGGTTCACAACAGAAGAGATGATTTATATTATGTTAAACCCAAGAAGCAGTTCTCCTTATGGTTTTGCACCACTTGAAAGTTTAGTCTTAGGAGTTGACGGAGCGTTAAAAGCACAGATTTATAATTTGAATATGCTAACAGAAGGGAATATACCAGAAGGCTTTTATCAATTGCCAGAAAGTTACACTCCAAAACAAGTAAAAGAGTTTCAACAAATGTTTGACTCTTTATCAGCAGGAAATAACTCAATTTTTCAAAGTAGGTTAAAGTTTATGCCAGGAGGAAAAGGAACCGGATATACAGCACCAATGAAACCTGAAGATATGAGATTTATTGAATATGAAAAGTGGTTATTAGGAAAAACTTGTGCGTTATTTGATGTTATGCCCTCTGATATTGGTTTTACCGAAGATGTAAACAGGGCAACAGCACAGGTTCAACAAGAGGTAGGAAATACAGCAGGGCTTATTCCAACATTGTCGGCATTAAAAGATGTTTTTGATATTATTATTCAGGAAGATATGAAAATGCCTCACTTAGAGTGGCATTGGTATTCTTTAGACAAAAAAGACGAATTGAGAGAATCAGAAGTTGCAGAAAGACTTATTAGCATAGGGGCAATTTCAATAGACGAGTGGAGGCAACAAAACGATTTAGAGCCAATAGGCGTAGACAATATTGTTATCACTGGCTCGGGGCCGATATTATTATTAGACGCTTTGAAAAACACAGGTGTCCCAAAAGAAAAAACAGTAAAGATACAAGAAAAACAAAACGAGTTTATAGAATTGTCAAAGTGGGAGAACAAAGCGACAAATGATATAAGAGCAGGAAAAGAGTTTAGAAAGTTTGAAACAGATGTCATTGACAATAAAGTCAAGTTAGATATTGAGTATAAGCTTGAAAAAGCAAAAACAAGAGAAGATGTTAGGAATATTTTTAAAAAGGAAATATCTGTAATTAGGAAGAGTAAAATAATGGAAGAGGCAAAGAATCTTAAAAGAGAAATTGAAGCAACATTAAATGATTATGAATAAGCTAAACAGAATAAATAGAGTTCTTGATAGGTTTTTGACTAAGGTGTCTGGAGAAAGTAAGGAAAATTATGTTTTACTTAGTATAGAAAGAAGTAGTGTTTATAAGGAGGCAGAGGAAGAGATAAGAAAAGCCTTTATTTTACAAGCGAGTGAGCTTTTTAGAAGAGATAGTTTTAAAGAAAAGATTGAGAAAAGATTAAGATTTAAGAAGGTTAGCGGAGATTTGTCTGAAGATAATGAGATATTTGATGAAGAAGAAAGTTTTAATTCTGCAAAAGAAAGTATTGACGAAGAGAAAAAGCCATTGAATAGTTATTTGAAAGGTGGTTTACTTGTAGGCTTTTATATGTATTTGGCAAATAGGGGAGGGCAATCATTTCTTGATAAGGCAGGAATAAATGAAACTTTTAATTTGACAGATACAGGAATAATTGAACAATTTGTATCAAAGGCAGACGCTTTAATTCTTCAGTTAGAGAGAACAACCAGTGATAAACTTGCAAGGATTATAACAGAGGGTAGGAAGGACGGACTATCTTATAATAAAATGGCAAATATAGTAAGAAAAGAAATACCTGAAACTTATAAAAATAGAGCAAAGGCAATAGTTAGGACAGAAACTGCAGAGCTTGTTAATGATACTGAAATGAGGGCTGCCAGAATGAACCACGCACAAGAGAAAATATGGGTTGCAGCTGGGCCAAATATTTGTGATATATGTTTAGGAAATGATGAAGTTAGGGCTGGTTTAGATGCTTATTTTCCGTCTGGAGATATAAGACCACCAGCACACCCAAATTGTAAGTGTTTGTTAGATTATGTTTTTCCACCAGTTGGTGACAGTGTAGCGTGGACTGGGGGTGATAGTATTCAGAAAGACAAGGTAAATGCTGATTTAGACAGATTATATCATAGAGCGAAAGGTGCAAAGATAGAAGTTGATAAAATTGCTGACGAGGTTTCTTTGAGTGGAAAAGGTTCTTTTGTTCTCAAAGCACCATTGAAAGGAAGAGGAAGAGCTGTCCAAAAGGCAATAAAAGAAGAAGGAGGAAACGCCTTTGCATTGACAGATATCGCAAGAAATACTGTTGTTGCTAAAAATCCGAAACAAGCGATAGAGATGTATAGAAAAGCAAGTATTGGAAAAAATGTTGTTAGGGCAAACTATCAAAACACAGATTTAGGGTATGTTGGAGGAATGTTGAAAATAAAAACGAAGACTGGACATATTGCAGAAATGCAAATTGTTACACCAAAGATGTTATATGCGAAAGAAGCTTCTGCAGATAAAATATTGCCCAAAGAGCTTTATAATAAGATTAAAAAAGAAACTGGATTGCCTCACGGAAAATTACATAAGTATTATGAGGAGTGGAGGGTTGAAGAAAATATTGACAAGCGGAAAAAAATAGAAAAAATATCTGTTGAATATGTAATAAACTTTAAAGATTAAAAAAAATGAAAAAAAAAAGTTTTAAAGAAAGAGCTTATAAAGAAGAATTATTTCTTACTGACGGATTTAGTTATTATAGAACAAAACCGTCAGAAAGAAGTTCAGACGCTTTCAGAGTTTTTGTTAGAACTGATTTGAAAAACGTGAAAGAACAAGAAACCTCTTTCAGTAATAATCATTTCAATAAAATGATTGTTGGAGAAGAAATCTGTTATGAGATACCTGTTGATGAATATTGGAATGCTTTACTTCCCAATGGTATTGATTTATAGAGCAAAGGGAAAAGGTTAAAAAATAATAAATAAAAATATGCAAAAAAATAAGTGTAATTTCTATCTACCGATTGCGAAAGTAGATAAAAAAAAGCAAATGGTTTATGGTTATGCAACGACAGAAGCGTTAGATAGTCAGGGAGAAGTTATAGAAAAAGGAGCAATAAGAAAAGCGTGGAAAGATTATATGGAATGGGCAAATGTTAGAGAAATGCATCAGTTATCAGCAGTAGGAAAAACGAAAGAATATATGCACGACGAAAAAGGGACGTGGATAGGCGTAAAAGTTATTGATAAGGTGGCTTGGGAAAAGGTTCTTGAAAAAGTTTACTTAGGGTTTTCAATAGGGGGAGAAATCTTAAAAAAAGAGGGAAACAGAATAAAAGAAATTATTTTAGCAGAAATCAGTTTAGTAGATAGACCCTCTTGCCCAGAAGCAAAGTTTGAAATGGTAAAAAGAGATAGTTCAGGAGATTTTATAAATATTCAAAAAGTCGGTGGTATAAATATAACTAATTATGTTATGAAAAAAAACAAAAAAGAAGTGGTAGAAGAAGTGGTAGAAGAAGTAGTAGACGAGGGTAAAAATGAGGTTACGGAGGAGGTTGTAGAAGAAGCAACAGAAGAAGCCAATGACACAAAAGAAGTTATAGAAGAGGAAATAGAAGAGGTTACAGACGAAAAGGAAGAAGAGGTTAAAGAAGAAGTTGAAGAAGAGGTGGAAGAAGTTGAAGAAGAGGGGGAAGAAAAAAGAATAAATCACGAAGAACTTGATGACTTAGCAAATGAAAAAGTAGAAGAGGCTGTAGAGATAGAAGATGTAAAAAAAGATGTTATGGAAGTTGGGGCTTTGTCTGAATTAGCATCGCAACTTAATTATATGACAGAAGCTTTTAAAGAAAATGACAGACAATCAGCAGTAACAACGAAAATGTCTTCAGCTTTAGAACTTTTAATGGAAGCAATAAAGTTAGAGGCAAAAACAGAGGTAAAAAAAGTTAATTCGGTAGAAGAGCTTTCAAAAGTAATAACAGAACAACTTGAAAAATCAAACGCTAAAGTAGAGGAACTAAGCAAAGAGATAGTTTCTTTAAAAGAGCAAGTTGATTTATCAAAGAAAAGTCCAAATAGACCGAAAACAATTTTCACGATTGAAAAAGCAGAGAGTGAAGAGTCAAGAGAAGATGTTTTGAAAAAAGGTATGCAAGACATCTTAAAAGAAATTGAAGATACGCATAATGAGGCAAGAGCTTTAATGGGAAATGGCGATGTAACAAAAGAAGCAGAAATATCAAAAAGGCTTGATAGTCTAAGCAAAAGATTTTCTGCTCAAAAAGTTGAATTGTCAAAGCTCAATTAGTAATAAAGTATAAAGATAATTAAAAAAATATGGAAGATTTAAAAAAGATAACAAATCCAGAAATGTTAAAAGCATTTTTGTCAGAAGATAGAAATCTTGAAATGATTGCTGAAGCTATGAAAACTGAATCTATGAGAAAGGCAACTATAACCACAGGAACATACGAGTTTAGCCCTTCTGATAGGTCAATCTTCGTAGCAGAAAATCTTGACCCA